AATATATACTGATAAAACTGAATACCCTTATGAAATAGATAAAGCAGATTATTATTGGGAATATGATATTAGCAATTCAGATTATAAATATATTAAATTTGAAAATATATAATATCATGAAATTTGAAATATTTGCGAAAAAATTATTGTTGGAATTTCCAATATATAACCCAACTTCTAAATTTTTAGATGATATTAATGATGAAAATGTTAATAGAAATGCTGTTGCATATAATTAAATATAAATTTGATAAAGATAATAATATACAATTAGGTGGAATTTGGCAAAATAAATTAATAACTGGATTGGTTAGAAGTTTATTTGTTGATTATTATCTAATAAAATATAATTCTATAACTTGCAGTACAGTTTCTAATAAATATGGAAAACCGTTTCTACAATCATTAGCAAAACAATTCATAGAACAGGGGAAATCTGTTAAAATTATATTAAAAGATAAAGAATTTCCATATGAAATAAACGATCAAGAATCATATTGGAAATCCTCAAATGGAATTATGGCTTCTGAGAAACTTATTAAATTTGAAAAATAATCATTGCAAACATCAAAATTCTTGGTAAGATTGTTCTAATATGTATAGAAATTGTTATTATGATGGTCGGACAAGTTCAGTCTTTTTACGGACATGGGATGAAAATGGAAAACGGATAGATGCTTCTATTCCATTTAAACCATATCTGTACATAGAAAGAGAAGGTGGAGATGATGGGGTTTCAATTTTTAAAACACCTCTCGAAAAAAGAGTTTTTAAGAATTCATATGAACGCAAAAATTTCGTAGAAGCAAATACTGATAAATATAGAATTTTTTATAATTTACCAGTCGATCAACAATATTTAATTGATACATATTATGATAAAATTGATGATAAAGATTTTAGTAAATTTGATCTAAAAATTGCTAATATCGATATCGAAACTAAATGTAATAAATATTCTGATTTACATTTAGTTGAGATTAAAAATACTGATGGAGAAGTAACAAAAGTATATGTAGATGAATTGTCAAAACTCGATAAAAATAAATATACTATATTCGATGAAGAATCAAAACAATGGGAAAGAATTGCAAATAGTTGTTATCAAAAAACAGAATTTCCACAACCAGATACTGCACTTTTTCCTATTTTACTAATAACCTTGCATGACTCATTAACTGATGAATACCATACATGGGGGGTTAAAGAATATAAATCAAAAGCGGTGAAAAGATTCTATCATAAATGTGATTCAGAAGTTGAATTATTAACAGAATTTGTAAAATATTGGAAGAAAGATTGTCCAGATATTCTTGTGGGATGGGCAATAGAAACTTTTGACGTTCCATATTTAATTAATCGTATTACAAATATTTTAGGAGAAAGTTCAGCAAATAAACTATCGCCCGTTAATAAATTGTATGCGTCAGATACTGCTAATACATTCGGACAAAAATTTAAAAAATGGCATATTCAAGGCGTTAGTATTTTGGATTACTTGTTAGTATATAAAAAGTTTGCAAGAGATAAACGCGAATCTTATAAATTAAATTATATTGGAGAAGTAGAATTAGATGAAGGTAAACTTGAAATTAACGCTACAAATCTATCTACATTAGCAGATACAGATTGGGAAAATTTTGTAGATTATAATATTCAGGACGTTGCTCTTGTTAATAAATTAGAAAATAAATTAAAGTATATACAGATTGCTAGACTTCTTGCATATAAAGGATGTTCTAATTTTGAAAGCGCATTAGGAACTGTTGGTGTTGTGACAGGTGCTATTTGTGTTCAATCAAAAAAGAGTGGACTTGTAGTTCCAACATTTCCAAGTACTTCAGTTTCGGAATTTGTTGGAGGATTTGTAAGAGAACCTGTTACTGGATTATCTGAATCTATTGTAAGTTTTGATGCGAATAGTCTATATCCAAATACTATTATTACATTAAACATATCACCTGAAACTAAAATTGGAAAAATTATTAATAATCCTGATTTCAATAATCCAGAAGATATTGCAGAATTAGTGTTGGTAAATAAAAAAGTTCATAAAATACCAATTATAAAATTAAAACAATTTCTAATATCTGAAAATATATGTTTATCAAAATCTAATATTCTATATTCTCAAAAAACTAAAGGTATTATTCCAGAATTAATTGATGATGTATATACAAAACGAGTTAATGCAAAAAAAGAATATACAATTATAGGTAATAAAATAGAAAAAACTTCACAAGATAAATTAGATATGATATATTTAGATATCTATCAGCAAAATTTAAAATTATTTATGAATTCTCTATATGGAGCATTGGCAAATAATTACTGTATTTTTGCTGATGTTGATGCTGCAAGTTCTGTTACCACTACTGGACGTGCTGTAGGAAATGAAGCAGGAGTTATTATAGATAGATTTGCTAAAGAAAAATATGGAATCTCTAGTAGTTTAGCATTGTACGGTGATACTGACAGTTTAGTTGGAAATACTAAAATACGCCATTCAAATGGGATTGAAACTATTGAAGAGTTGTGGAATTTAAATGTAAATAATATAACATATTCCAAATCAGGTCATGAAATGAAAGATACAAATGGAATAAAAATTCTTACATATCAATATGACATTCCAATATATGATAAAATAAAAAGAATCATTAGACATAAAGTATCAAAAGGTAAATATAAAATTGTAGTTAATAATAATGAAGTAATAACAACAGAAGATCATGGAATGGTTGTAATTAGAGATAATAAATTACATAGAGTATCTCCAAAAAATATTATTAAAGGTGATAAAATTATATATTTAGAAAGTTTAATATCTTTCATAACAGAAGATTTTATAGTAGAGCAATTGGAAGATTTTGTGGATGAATATGTATATGATTTTGAGATGGATAGTAATAAAGAAGAAGAACATGTATATTTTGCCAATGATATATTAGTTCATAATTCAATTTATATTACAATTAATCCTATTTTAAAAAAACTTGGGTATAAATTGTTAACTGATGATGGTGATATAACTGATGAAGCAAGTAAAATTGTTGATGAAATTGATGAAGTTTTAAATAAAGATATTAATACTTGGGCAAAAAATGATTTATATACAACTGATCCTAGATTTCTGTTTAAACGTGAAGTTATTGCAGAGTCAGGAGTATTTTTGATGAAGAAACGTTATATACTCCATGTCAATGATAATGAAGGAAAAAAGGTTGATAAGTTTAAATATGTAGGTGTTGAAGTTGCGAAGTCTACAATATCAAAAGAGATTAAAGGGTTCATTAAAAATATAATGAATACTACTTTAATATCAAAGTCTGCAAAAATAACTAATGCAGTATATAAAAAGGCATATGAAGATTTTAAAGATTTAAATATAGATGATATTGCTTTCAGAATATCTGTCAACAATTATAGTAAATATTCTAAAAGTGTAATCATAAATACGTTTGAAAAGGGAACACCAGTGCATGTTAAAGCATCTATATCATATAATCTATTATTAAAAGAGTTAAACATAGAAGATAAATATGAAAGAATAAATTCAAATCAAAAGGTAAAATGGTTCTATCTCAAGAAAAATATTTATGGATTAGATGCTATTGCGTATCCAAGTGAATATCCTATTGAATTTAATATATTTCAAATTGATTATAAGAGAATGTTCGAAAAACAACTTGTAAATGCTATAGAACGCTTATATGCTAGTGTTAATTGGATGTTACCAGATGTAGGCAATCAAACTACTACTAATTTATTTGATTTATTTTCTAATGATGAAGAATAAATTATACAAACACTATTGATTTATTATAAAACAATGGTAAACTATAAGAGAAATAAAATTATGAGTGATACAACATTAACAACATTCCTTGACGCAATTGGCAGAACTATTATCGGTGAAGTCGTTGCAGAACAAACCAATCAAACTATCTTAGCAGTAAAGAATCCTGCGCTAATTCATATTGTCCCTAATGCAAATACTGGACAAATACAATTGCAAATCCTTCCATTATTCTTTAGAGAATTCTTGGCAGATAAGGATGAGGGAACTGTTTGGTTTTATAATCGTGATAATATTACAGAAAGTGCTCCAATCGCATATGATTTTAAACTTCCTGCTCAATATACACAGATTTTTAATCCATCGCCAATTATAGTTCCTTCAACTAATTCTGAACCACCTACAATTAAGTTGTTTGATGATGGTCAGTAAGAAATAATATATAATTAATACATTAAAAGGTAATAGATGTTAATTCATTTATTACCTTTTTTCACGTTGATATTGGATTTGATTTTTTATTAATTTATGTTAAACTATAGGTAATAAAATTATGGCAAAAAAGAGTGAATTAGCAAAAATGACTTCGATATTTGGATCAGTTGATAAAATGAATCCAGATGCATCTATATTAGAAGATAATAGTATTTCAACAGTAAATGAATGGATATCTACTGGATGTTATGCGTTAAATGCGATTATATCAGGATCTTTATATAAAGGGATACCAAGAGGACGTATTACAGGATTTTCTGGTCCTAGTATGTCTGGTAAAACTTTTATTATTAATAAATGTATCGCAAACGCACAGAAAGAAGGATATATTGGCGTTATATGGGATTCTGAGGTTGCAGTAGATAAAAAGGGAGCAATGGGCGTTGGGGTTGATCCTTCTAAAGTTAAATCTTATCCAGTTGAAAGTGTAGAGGAATGTAGGAACCAAATTAGTACATTATTAGATAATTTGATTAAACATAATGAAACTTTAGAAGAAAAAGATAAACAAAAAATTATAATTTCTATTGATTCGTTAGGTAATTTAGCAAGTTCTAAAGAACTTAAAGATGCTGAAGCAGGTAAAGACGCAACAGATACTGGAACACGCGCAAAGTGTATAAAAAGTATGATGCGAGTTTTAACTTATAAAGCAGCAAAGGCTGGAGTTCCGATATTATTTAGTAATCATATTTATGAAGGCATGGAAATGTTTCCTTCGCTTGTTAAAACTCAAAGTGGTGGCAAAGGTCCGATTTATCTTGCATCCGTCTTGGTACAACTTAGCACTAGAAATGAAAAAACTTCAGAAAATGATGGAGCAGTAGCATTGGCAAATTCTCATAATATTTCAGGTGTTACATTAGGTGCATTAACAATTAAAAATCGATTTGTTCCTAGTTTCTTAAAAACTGAATTATATTTGAATTTTAAAACTGGTCTTGATCCTTATGCTGGTTTGTTTGAACTTGCGGAAGCATTTGAAGTAATTAAAAAAGCAGAGAAGGGATATAACTTTTTATTCAATGGTGAAAGTATTGGAAGAAAGAAGGAATTTGAAAAGAGTAAAGAAGTATGGGAAAAGATTATGCCAGTATTGGAAAAAGTATTAAATGAAAAACTTTGTTATGGTGGAGGTGGAGATTCTGAAGATATTGCAACAGAAATTGAAGAATTGGAAGATGAAGAAGTTGACGATAAAGAATAGACATGATATAATTCAAACATGAAATACAAATTTATAGATTTATTTTGCGGTATTGGTGGATTTCATTTAGCATTAAAAGATCATGCTTCATGTGTATTTGCATCTGAATGGGATAAAAACGCAGAAAAAACCTATAGAATGAATTTTAATGTAGTTAATTTTGCAGGAGATATAACAAAAATATCTCCTGCAAATATTCCTTATCATGATATTCTTTGTGGGGGATTTCCTTGTCAACCATTTAGTGTTGCGGGTAATCAATTAGGATTTAATCACAAAGAACAAGGAAATTTATTCTTTAATATTTGTGATATTTTAAAGGAGAAAAATCCGAATGTAGTATTTTTAGAAAATGTTAAAAATATTATTTCTCATGATGGTGAAAATACCTTTAAAGTTATATTAGAAGAACTTCATAAATTAGAATATTACGTGAAATATAAAGTTTTAAATGCGACAAAATATGGAAATCTACCACAAAATAGAGAACGTATTTATATTGTGGGATTTAAAGATATTAATGTGTTTAATAAATTCACGTTTCCAGAAGAGATTCCATTAACTACTAAATTATTTGGTGATATAATTAATATTGATATTAAACAAGAGCAAAGTTTATACCAAACTAATCTAAGTAGTCCTTCAGTTAAAAAAATGCTAGAAGGAGTAACTGAAAAATATCATATCTATCAGTACAGACGATATATGATGCGAAAAAATAAATCTGGTGAATGTCCAACGCTTACTGCAAATATGGGTAGTGGTGGTCATAATGTTCCGCTCATACTAGATAATTTTGGAGTTAGAAAATTATCAGTAAAAGAATGTTTTAAATTGCAAGGGTATTGCGATAATTATATTATTCCAAATATTGCAACAGGACATTTATATAAACAGATTGGAAATTCTGTTCCAGTTACCGTAGTTAAAAGAATTGCGGATAATATCATAGAAGCATTAAATCATGAATATTAAAAATCGATATGAGTATGAAATATGTAGCGATAAAGTTTTTACAATTTTAAACTTTGCAAAGGAGTTTAGTTCTGATAATATTTCCAATCAAAAAACTCATAGAAGTGGATATAATAGAACTAAAATAGATATAATTTTTAATACAATAATCGGGAAATCAGGAGAAGTTGCATTTTGTGAATATCTTATGGATTCTGGTAATAATGCAACAGTAGATTTTGAATTACTTACAAAAAAAGAAAAAAGTTCTAATATAGAGATTTGGAAAAATATTGTGCCTGATATAAAGGTTGATGACATATCAGCATCTATTAAATCTACAAAATCAAATGGAACTAGATATTTAATAAACAGTAATAGTGGATGGATTCAAAATTATGAACATTCCTCTGTTAACTATTTTGGGCTTGCAAGAGTGAATTTTCCTGATAATATAAAAAAAATAATACAAGATAATGAGTTAAAATCGCTTTATTCCTATTATTTAAAGAATAACATTAAAGTTTTGATTTCAGGATTAATAGATAAGAAAACATTTTTTAGTAAAATAAAAAAATTATCAGATCAAGAAGTTAAGTTTTGTGGTAGAGAAGGAGATGATTCTAAGGTTATGTTTGATGATATAAGAAATAATGAATGTAATCGGTTTAAATTGTGATAAAATTAGAAAAGTAATATTGTGGATGAAAATAAAAAAATAAAAGTTGAAGAAAAAAAATTAGATCTAGATTATTATGAAAATGTTATTCTTATAAATTCTTTGAATGATTCTGAATATTTAGCATCTATTATTGACCATAGTGATGTTGATTATTTTATAGATAGTAAAATTAAATTAATATTTAAAAAGATAGTAGAATTTTTTAATGATCGTGGTACATGTCCAAATATTACAGAAATTAAATCTAAATTAATTACTGATGAAGAAAAGGGAGCATTTAGAGATGTAATAACTAAGAATAGAAATTTATTAGAAGAAAAATTTAATAAAGAAGAATTATATTGTAATACTGAAAGATTCTTAAAGGAACGAGGACTTTATAAAACCGTTAATAAAGTTGCAGATGATTTCCAGCAAGGTAAGAGAGAAGTTGGAAATGTGTTAAAAGATTTTGAACGCATTTATGCAATCTCGTTAACAGAAGATTTAGGGCATTGGTATTTTGAAGAAGTTGAATCCCATATTAAAGATCTTGTTGCTACTTATAATCCGATGCCTACTGGTTGGAAAAGTTTAGATGATAAAATAGAAGGAGGATTATTTCCTAAAACATTAACATGCTTTGTTGGTCAAGTTAATGTTGGTAAAAGTATTGTATTAGGAAATGTCTCAGTTAATATGACATTGAAGAATAAAAATGTCCTTCTTATATCTTGTGAAATGTCTGAATTCATGTATTCAAGACGTATAAGTTCTCAATTATCACAAATTCCCCATAATGAACTTAGAACTTATGCTGATAAACTTCGAGAAGAAATTAATGGAATTGGAAGTGCATTAGATGGTAATAAATTAATTATTAAAGAGTATTCTCCAAAATCTGTTACTGTTAGACATATTGATGCGTATATAAGTAAATTACGACATAAAGGATTTAAACCTGATATTATTGTAATTGATTACATTAATTTAATTCAACCTGTTGGGAAAAATTTAAATACATATGCAGAAATTAAAGAGATTGCAGAAGATCTTAGAGCACTTGCATTTAAACATAACCTTCCTATTGTTACTGCAACTCAAATGGTTCGTAGTAGTCACAATAAAGAGAATCCTGGCATGGAAGGAATTGCTGAAAGTATAGCACTTGCAAATACCTGCGATCTTATGTGTTCAATTTGGCAAACTCCAGAAGATAAATTGCTTAGTATTGTTAAAATGGGAATGATGAAAAATAGATTTGGAGTAAATTTTGGAGATTGGATGTTTAAAGTAAATTATCCAACATTAACTATGAAAGAAACTAATAAAGATCTTTTTGCAGAAGATTTAAAAACAGAAACTATAGTGAAAAATATAGATAACACATTAAGTAAGTTGGAGAATATAAAATAATATGGAAAAAATAGATTCAAATATAATAATTTTTACACATCGAGATTTAGATGGCGTTGCTTCATACCTAACCCTTAATTGGATTTTGGGGAAGAATACTAAAATCATTACTACCACTCCACATTCATTGTACGATAACATTAATATTTGGTTAAAGAATGATGCTTTTGAAAATTATAAAAAGATATTTTTTCTTGATCTTGATACTTCTATAGTTGGAGATATTATAGATCAAGAAAATGTTATTGTAATAGATCATCATACATCACATTCATACATTTATAAAAATGCTAAAACGATTTTACAAGAATATTCATCATGTGCTAAATTATTAAAAGATACGTTAGGAAAATCTACAAATTTCAATGATGATCAAAAATTGTTAATTGCACTAGCAGATGATCATGATGCACACACTAAAAAAAGTCCATTCTCTGATGATTTAAATATTGTATTTCATAACACTAATAATAAAGTAGACTCATTTATTATGAATTTTAGATATGGGTTTAAACGGTTTGATAGAATGCAAAAAAATATTATAGCAGAATATAAGAAGAAACGTGATGCATATTTACAACAAGATCGAACTATATATACAGGAAAATTAACAATAAAAACTATTAATTATAAAGTTGTATCAGTTATTGCATCTGAATATATTTCTGAAATTAGTGATCATATTCTTGAAAAATATGATGCGGATATTGTATTTATTGTTATGCTTAGTAGTCAAAAAGTTTGTATTCGTAAAAAAGAATCTGTTGATGTAGACTTATCAAAACTTGCAGAAAAGATGTTGGAAGGTGGAGGTCATAAATGCGCAAGTGGAGGACATTTGACTGAAATATTCAAAAATTTTACAAAAACCTTAAAACCATTATAAATATTAGTTGAAATAATAAATTCAATATATAATTAGTATATATGTTGAATGATAAAATATTGGACAATTTTGTAAATTATAACGATCCACTTGATAATATTTGCAATAAAGAATTTGTTATAAATGTGATGAAATTTGGTGCATACTTATCAATTATTAATAATAAACGTATAAATGCTTCAGTTTTATTCATATCAATACTTGAAAATTCTAAATTACGTGATATATTTATGGAAATCACTGGAGCAGAAAATGTCAGAGATTCATTACTTGGGATAATGGAAATTTATCCTGTTTTAGTAAAATCTAAAAATACTAAACGTATCTTTGATAAATCGAAAAATAAAAATGACAGAATTTGAAAAAAAAATATATAATAAACATCTAGCAGTTTCACGTTCAGCTAGAAATAAAGCATTTAAATTAAAAAAGGATTTTTCTAATTTTGAAGATGATGCTAAATATTTATATATTAAAAAAATATCTATATTCTTTTCTAAATATCCAGAAATTGATATGGATTTATATTTTAGTGCTCCATATAAGTTGTACCTTGATGTAGAATATTTTGATTTAAATTATTTTGCATCTCCAAGAGCAATTAAATCTTATTCTATTTATAAACAGGAATTAGATAAATTAAGTCCTGATAAACAACTTGAGGACGTTAAGAACTCATTAAAATTTATTGCAAAATATTGTTTAGAAAATAACATAACTTTGGATAAATATATATGCCATAAAAAAATTGGCATACATCCTGAATGGATGTATCATATAAAACTTAATAATATAAACCTGTACTCTTTAATGGAATTTCCAAATATACTTGATAGTATAAATGAACTCTCAGAAGAGGATCAGTATATGTTATTTGGTAAAACACAAAAAGAACTTTTCAACTATAAAACTAACTATCTTCAATCAAATCTTAAAAAATATCTTAAAGTAGCGATAAGAAAAATAAACGGTTTTATTGAAAATAATTTAAAAAATAATTGAAATTTTAAAAAAACAACGTATAATACACACAACACAAAAACATAAAACAAAATAAAATAATATGAAATACAACGCATCAATGTTCGATGAGATCAAAGACTCATACAATGTAAAAGCCGAATCATCTTTTAAAGATATAATGAAATTTGAAATTGGTAATACATATTTAGTTCGTCTAGTTCCAAATTTAGAGGAACCTAAAAAAAGCATATATCATTACTTCCATCACAGTTGGACAAGTGTATCTACTGGAAAATTTATTTCAGTTCTATGCCCTACCACATATAAAGAATCCTGTCCTATTGATGATTATGTGATGAAAATCTATCGTAATGGAACTAAGGAAGAAAAGGAAGTTAATAAAGCAATCTCCCGTAAAGATAACTGGATGGTTGGAGTATATGTTATTAATGATCCTGTAAATCCAGATAATAACGGAAAACATAAGGCAGTTCGTTATGGACATGAATTGAATAAAATCATTGAAAGTGCAATAAGTGGTGATGATAAGGATGAATTCGGTGGTAGGATTTTTGATCTTGTTGATGGTTGCACACTACGAATTAAGTGTGAAGCCAAAAGTGATAAAGTAAGTGCTGGTAAGAAACCTATGGCTACTTATGCATCATCTAAGTTTCTAGCACCTTCTAAACTTGAAGAAATGACTGATGAAAAGGTAGATGCTATTAATGCTAATTTAATCGATCTAACACAATTTATGAAGCCAAAGAAAGCATCTGAATTGCAAAGGATCTTGGATGAACATTTCTTTGGTATTAAAGATACAGTTTCAAAAGAAGAATATCCAGAAAGCAATGATGAAGATGATTCACGATCTTCTACAAGTTCTCCAGTAAATGAAGATTCAGGTGAAACTGATTCTGATACTGATGCTAAATTGAAAGCATTGCTAGACGATTTGGTTTAATATAATTAATATCATATGATAATAAAATTCGTTCTATTAATTTAAAACTAATAGAACGAATTTTTCACATAATTTTATGAATATTTATAGCGATATTGTAACAAAGGAAATAGAAAATATAATTAATTCTTTTATTTTTGATCCTCACAATAATATCACTATCTATAAATTAAATATGAAATTATGTGATGTAATTAAGAAATATGGAATATATAATACCTTTCCATATTGCAGAATTTGTGATAGTAATAATGTATCAATATTATTCAAAAATAGTAATGGTGATTGTAAATTAAAATTTCAGATATAAATATAAAATATGCAAAACGACGAAATAGCGGCAGCAATGATGGCAGGATTAGTAGGACAAGAACTCAGAACAGTAGATGAATTAACTGATAAAGTTGGTTCATCAGGGCAAGCAAAAAAGATTGATCCAAGATCCTTTTTAACTAGTTTGGTTAAAAAGGAACAAAATAATAGACAAAGTGTTATGGATCAAATAAACCAAGAAGCAATAGAACGTTATCCTATGCCCTCTAATGCCACTCCACAAGCACTACAATCCTCTCCACAAGTTTCTGATGTAAATATTAGGCAACGAATGACACCACAAGCAACTATAAGTAATATCGATCCAAAAACATTAATTAAATTTGCTGATGCTAGTTTAATTTTTGCAAAAGCATTTGATAGAATTAGTGTTTGTATTGAAAAATATGTGAAATATACTACAAATGATTCAAAACCTAATATCGTTTCTAATGATTCAAGTGATTCTATTCCAACTCGTAAAATTGGAAAGAATGTTAAGTAATGGAAACCCTATTAACTCTTAATAAGGAATTATTTATAAATAAATTCTTATCACCTATTAGTAAATTAACAGAAAATGTTATTTTAAATGTAGAATCTGATAATATAAATACAGTATGTAATTCACCTGATGCTGGAGTAATTTTATATGCAAAATTAACTATTCCTGTTGATATACAAACTCCATTAAAACTAAATCTTCTAGATATTGGTAGATTAGTTAGATTAGTTGGTTGTATTGAAACATCAGGAGATATTACGTTATTAATTAAAGATAATAATATATCTTATAAGGATAAAAGTTTTAATTTTGTATATCATTTATCTGATAATGGATATATACCAAAATGTTCATTAGATGCTAAAAAAATAAATAATCTCGTATTTGATACTGAATTTGAACTTCCTATTAGTAAGTTTAATGAAATAATGAAAGGTGCTTCTATTGTAAGTGATTCTAATAAATTATATCTATATACAACTGATAACGGAATTTATGCGGAATTAAATGATAAAGAAACCCCAAATTCTAATAATATTACATATCTAATTTCTGATACTTTCTCTGGTGCAAATATTACAAGACCCTTCCCTTTAAATCTAGAACATATTAGATTAATTAGTGGATTAAAGACTGATAAACTAAAAGTTCGTTATAATAATAAGTTTGATATAACAGTATTTGAAATATTAGAAGATAATATTTTAGTTAAATTTGTAATATCCGCTCTTGTAAAGTAGGTATATTATATTAAATTAATATAACAACATGGCAAATAAATTAACTACATTAGGATATTTCTTAAAAAGACTTAGAGACAGTGGATATTATGCTTATAAGTTATATGATGATTATAGTAATAGTGATAGTAGATTATGGACTATTGTTATCGATCCTAAAGTAAGTTCAATTTTTTGTACGTGTTTCTCCTGCGATGCAAATTTTGGCGATGATGAACCATATTTAGAACTTTCAGACGGTGGACAGTATTTACCCACACGACTTAAAATTAAAACCATGTCATTCGAAATACTAATAGAAAATTTAGTAAAATATGGCATCAATAATAAGACCCCTGAATATAATAAAAGGGGCATAACGAATAAATAATATTATGGCATCCGATAATCCTGAAAAAAAAGTTAGAAAACCAAAAGTAAAGAAAAAGGAAACTTTAAAATCTTTACCAGCAATACCAGAAACCGTCGATCCTGAAATTCAAGCACTAATAAAAGATGCATTTATACAATTTTATGATACAGTATCTATAGAAAATTCTAAAAATAGAAGTATTGATCAATTAAATAATATTACTACGGAATTTTTAAAAGCATTCATTACAATTGGATATGATTTGAATGGGGATAAAGTTTTCATAATGCATGCTAGTAACGCAAAAGATAGAGATGCATTATTAGAAAATTTAAGATTCACAATGTTTAATATCTTTAATCAGTTAAATGGTAATGAGTCTGATGAAGATATGGATCAAATGGAATAATTCAAAATATTGTAAACTTATTAAATTACGATTATGTTTAAATAATAGCATAATCGGAATTTTTTTGCTTTTAATGTAGTGGTAGATTAAGTAATAAACTATGAGCGATGTTAATGATGTTTGCCCTGAAGATAAATTTTTAGATGAATTAGAAGATGATATTATAAATGAAAATCCTATAAATGATAAACAATTTTATAGAGGCGATAAAAAACTTCCAAGGGAAAATGCAAAGTTTAATTTTACTCCTGCAATGGTTAAAGAACTTGCAAAATGTAAAGATAATATAGTTCACTTTGCAGAAAATCATTTTACTATAGTAAATGTAGATAGAGGTAAAGAAAAAATTGAACTTTATCCAGCACAAAAAAGAGTTCTTAAAAGTCTTGCTAAACAGAGATGGATTTCATTAACCGCATCTCGCCAGTGTGGAAAAACTACAATCACAACAGTTTACGCATTATGGAATACTTGTTTTTTTGATGATCAACGTGTGCTTATAGTAGCAAATAAGGAAAATACTGCTATTACTATTTTTAAGAAAGTTAGATTGGCATATGAATTATTGCCTAATTATTTAAAACCAGGTGTTAAAGAATGGGGAAAAACCGGAGCAGTATTTGCAAATGGTAGTAGTATAGGCATATCTACAACAACATCAACAGCAGCAAGAGGAGATAGTGCTAATTGTATAGATGGAAGTTCAATAGTTACTCTACGTGATAAAACTACAAAAGAAATTAAAGATATAAAAATGTCAGATTTAGCAAATATTTTTGAATCTAATGATAATATTTTAAATATAGATATAATAAATGATGAATAAATGCTGGATTTTCTAATATTAGGCGTTAAATACTGTTATAATATATGAAAAATAGTAGAAATAATCCAGATATAAATAGAAAATATAATTATTTATATAAATTAACTAATAAAATAAACAGTAAAATTTATATAGGGGTTCATCGCACTGATAAATTAGATGATGGATATATGGGATCAGGAATGATGTTAAAACGTGCAAAAAATAAATATGGAATAGATAATTTTGAAAAAAATATTATTAAATTTTTTAATACATATAAGGAAGCGTTAGATGCTGAGAGAATAATCGTAAACATGGAATTTATATCGGATTCTAATAATTATAATGTAAGAGAAGGGGGATTTGGTAATTGTAAATGGTCGCCTGAAATGATTATTATTATGTCGAATACTGCTAAAGAATTATGGAATAATAACGAACATAGATTAAAAATGGAAAAAATTACATCTGATCCCGAAAGAAATATTAAAATCGGAAAAAAAGTATCTGAATGGATTAAAACACATCCTGATGAACATAAAATTCGTATGGATAAAATAAATAAAAATCCTGATAAAATTAAAAAAACCGCTGATAAACATAGAGGAATGAAACGAACTGAAACTACTAAAAAAAATGTTTCAAACGCTTTAAAAGAATTATATATAGAAAATCCAGAATTGGGAATTACTATAAGTGGAAAGGGGTCAAAATATATTTATAATCCACTAACACAAGAAATTAAAAGAATTTCTAAAGATGAATATATAATAGAAGGTTGGATATATGGAAGTGGACCAAAAAATAAAGAATCTTATAAAGATTTAAATTCTGGTAGTTTTTTTGGATATGATCCTAATACGTTAACGGTTAAAAGATTTAAAAAAGATATGATATTACCAGAAGGATGGGTTAAAGGACGACCTAAAGGAGTTACAAATGGCAGATCTAAATAAATATAAAGTTTTTAAAAATGAAAATTTTGAAGTTTTAACTGATAGTGGATTTCAAGATTTTAAAGGCATTATTATCGGAGAAAATCCTAATAAAATTAGATTGGATTTTTCTGATAAAACTCATCTAATTTGTACTCCAAAACATAAATTAATTATAGAAGATGGAACATGGATATATGCTAAAGATGTAAAAATTGGATTTGTATTATTTGGAGTAATAGAAGTTATACATATTAATATATTTGAAAATGATGATAAAGTATATGAATTTCTTCATGTGGATAATGGACATAAATATTTTGCAAATGGAAAATTAAATAAACAATGCCTAATAATTGATGAATGCGCTTTTATTGAAAAGTCATATATGGATGAGTTCTGGAAGTCTGTTATACCAGTTATTTCATCAGGTAAAAGTACTAAAATTTTTATGGTATCTACACCTAATGGAGTTTTAAATAAATTTTATGAAATTTATAGTGAAGCTGAGAAAGGAAAAAATAACTGGAAAGCGGAAAGAATAGATTGGTGGGAAGTTCCTGGTCGTAATGAAAAATGGAAAGCAGATATGATTTCGACATTAGGTTCTGAAGAATCATTTAATCAAGAATTTGGAAATCAGTTCTTAGATTCTACTAATGGTGCGGTGGGTATAGAAGTGCTAGAAAAGTTTAAAAACAACATTAAAGACCCATTATGGAAGAGTAAAGACAATACCTATAGAGTATATGAAATGCCTGATAAAGAAAAAATATATGTTATTGGGGTTGATGTTGGGGAAGGTATTGGTAGAGCATCATCAACTGCACAAATATTAGATATTACTGATTTAACTAATATAAAACAGGTTGCGGTATATGGATCAAATATAATAGAACCTTTTCATTTTGGTAATATTTTATTTAATATATGTTCATCTTGGGGTAATCCTCCGTTATTAATTGAGCGAAATAATTGCGGAGCACAAGTAATCGACGCATTAGCACATACATTATTTTACGAAAAGATTGTAAGTTATAGTAAATTAACGAATACTGGTGGAGGAAAAACTACAAGACATTTGGGAGTGTTCAGTCATAATAATTTAAGATTTAATGCTGTAACTAATTTACGATATTGGATAAATTTCTTACAAGTAGTTTCAGTTAATGATGCGGATACTATAACAGAATTTGAAACTTTTGTAAGATATCCGAATGGTACTTATCGTAAGAGTGGTGATACGAATAGAGATGATTATGTTATGGGATTAGTTTGGGCATTATTTATGTTAGAAACTGATTTATGCCAGCAATATTTTACTATAGATGAGCATGATGATCAAAATAAACCATTAAAATTATCAAGAAATGATGCTGAATATTCGTATGATGAGTTATATATACTAAAAGATCTTATTACAGGAGAAGTTATTAATACATGTTCTAAAGTTGATAAAAGACCTCCTATTCAATCTAAGTATATTCCTATATATGGTGATATGGATTCTATATTAGATGGGAGAGAAATAGATATAGATGATTTAAGTAGCATGGGTTATACTATATACATTCCATAATTTCTGTTAAATAATATAAATGAATCCGTCGCAACAATCGATTTTAAATAGAGTAAGTAAAGATAAATTCTTATTGGTATTAGATTTACCTATAGTTATGCGTAATAGCACACAATTAAATATTGGTGATAATTTAGATGCATTAACTTTTAGTGTTTTTGGTAGTTTAGTTCCTGACATTACAGTTCCACAAATAGGAGTAGAATTTTCAGGACAAGTTTATAATGTATCTAGTTATACTCGACCTAATCACACGCCTTTAGTTGTAAATTTTGTTATTGATAATGCATTTAAGAATTATTATATATTATGGCAATGGTTAAATCTTTTAAATACTACTAATGGAAGTATTTATGGTAGTAATGCAGCAACAGTAAAAACTAGCACGTTGCCTGAATATCAAACTACTTTTACAATATTTGCATTGGATGAATATAATCAAAAGATTGCACAATGGACATATCACAACGCATTTATTATAGGATTAGGGGGGATTAATTACAATGATAGGGATTCAACATGGATAGAATCGACTACAACAATGCAATATAGTAAGATAGATTTTGAATTATTACCTACCTCAACCATAACATAAAGAATTATTATATCAGGTTTTGATAAATAATAATATAATAATATGTTAACAATTTCTTCACCAGGTGTACAAATTAACGAAATAGATCTTTCAAATACTACTGCTACTACTAAAGGGACTAATATCTTTCTTGCTGGTTATGCTCATCAAGGACCAACTGATGAAGTAATATATCCTACTACAATGACTGAATTCGAACAGATTTTCGGATTGCCTACAACTCCATCTGAACGTTATTTCTATCATTCTGCACAACAAATCATTCAATCAAACGGAACTTTATTAACAACACGCCTTCCATATGGTTCAGGAAGTGGATTTGGATTTACGGATAGTTATAGTGCATTAGTATATCCTTTAGTATCTGCTATAGGATCAGGCGGGTATCAAATTGGAATGCCTTCTCAATATGAATTAAATTCTAATGAATACGCAAATTTAACACAGAACAATTTTGCATGGGGTAATATAACTACATCTACAAGTTTAATAAATCTTACAAGTACATCAACTGGATTTTCTGTAACGTCAGGTAGTTCATCTATTACTGTTCCTTATAATACATTTGATATTTCTGGAAATATTACTACTACTACTACCGCTACTACAACTGCGATTGGTGGTTTTAATACTACGATTACTTCTATATCTGCATTAACTGCAACTAGTCATATTACTAATGCAAAATGGAATGGTTCTATTTTAGATGGTGCTATTGTTATTATCAATAAATCACAAACTACTATTAATGGAAATTCTGAAGGGTATTATGTATCGCTTGCTGATAATAGTAATTTTGGCCCAACTTCTGTATTCAATGATGTTAATTATGTTTATAGTTTAACAGGATCAGGAGATTCAAATAATTGGTACACATTACCTAAATCTAGACAATCATTTAGCCTATCTGGATCTAATCTTGTAAGTAATGGTGGTAGCGTTTCTGAAACTATTGAATCTACTCCATTATTTAACTTTGGAGATTCTTACTTCGATGATAGTTTAATTCTAAATGTATTTAAAATAAAAACTTCAATTTATGAAGCACCATTATTGTCAATATCATTAGCAGAAACTTATATTGGTTCATTAGATTCCACAAAGAAAACTTCTACATCACAAGGTGGAGTATTACGTTCATTCTATTTGGCAGATTCTGTTAATAATGGATCTTCTAATATTGAACTTTTAGTAAATCCTGCTATATCAAAACAAACTGCATGGACTAATTTAACTTCAGTTAATCCAATTGTAAATGTTACTATAGGTTCAGCAGCTAAAGCATTATTTGCAGATGGTGTATATGCTATAGTAAATACCTTGATAGATAATACTGATGTTGGACATATTCCTGACAAAATTACTCGCGCTCTTACATTAATTGAAAATCCTGAAATTTATCCAGTAGACATTATTATCGATGGTGGATTAACTACAATTGCATCAAATCTTACAGCATTAGTATCACATTCTCTGACAAGTAATGTTTATGATGATTCGCAATATATAAATATTAATACACTTTCATCATATGCTACTGATGTTGCAAATAATGGGTTTTATGATAAATGGACTACTATATATAATATTTTTGATGGATTTGTATCTCAAACTAGAAAAGATTGTATGTTTATAGTTGATCCGCTTCGTCAAATTTTTATCAATGGTAAAGATTCAAAGGTAATTGCTGATCCTAAAAATACATTCTCTCAAAATATTTACACTCCTTTACAAATATTATACGGTAGTTCTGATGATAATTATTCAGCAACATATGGTAATTGGGTTAAGATGTATGATTCTAATATAGATGCTCAATTCTGGTGTCCTGCTTCTGGATTCGTAGGAGCAATTTATGCAAATAATGATTATGCTACATATCCTTGGTTTGCTCCTGCTGGTTTAACAAGAGGTATTATTAAAGGTATTACTGATATTGCATTTAATCCGAATCAAAAACAAAGGGATTTCTTATATACAATATCTATAAATCCTATCGTATATTTCCCTGCGGATGGATATGTTGTATATGGACAAAAAACATTACAGAAAAAACCATCAGCATTTGATCGCGTTAATGTTCGTAGATTGTTCTTATCATTAGAAAAATCTACTCAAGCAGTAATGAAGTATTTTGTCTTTGAACCAAATACAGACTTTACAAGAACACGAGTTGTAAATATCTTAACTCCAATTTTTGATAAAGCAAAAGCAACACAAGGAGTTTATGACTATAAAATAGTTTGCGATTCCAGAAATAATACAAATTTTACTATAGATGAAAATGAGTTAATAGTTGACATATATTTAAAACCTGTAAGATCTGCTGAATTTATTCTTGTATCATTCTACGCCACAAGAACGAGTCAAAATTTTAACGAACTTATTGCTTAATAGATAGTTATGATAAAACCGCCATATTAAAATAATATGGCGGTTTTTATTGTACATTGACATTTATATATATACTGTTATTATAAAGTATGGAATTAATTAAATTAACAGAATCTCAAATATTAGAATATAGAAAATTATATAAACAAAAATTTTTAAATATCCTTTTTAAAGAATATCCAAACTTAGAACATGATATAATAGACTTTAATAATTTATATCGACTAGAACTTACTAATAAATCTCAAATGTTATATCATTATGTTTGTGATTTAAAAATTAAAGCAAAATGTGAAAGTTGCGATAATCAAATTACTATGTTTGGTGCTAATCGTAATTGGTCATATAATAAATATTGTAGTAAATTATGCACATGTAAAGATTCTGAATTATTAAAAAGACGAGGAAATTCTAGAAAATTATTATGCATCGATTCTAGTGGAATTCAGCGTGGATTGATCGATTCTGCATTATTGACAGATATTTCAAATATTAATAAGAATGATATTTTAGAGTATATACAGGGAAGATCTATAAATGATTTAAAAGTTCATTTTATATATAAACATCCAGATTGGTATAATTTTATTATTACTAAATAT